GGCGGCACTCAATCTGGCCGCTGCCCACGATCCGCGCATCACCAACTCGGCAGCATGGCGGACCGGGCTCGCCGCGCTGCCAGACGCCCATCACGCGCGCAACGTGATCCTCGATGACGACAACGAAGTGCGCCCGCTGATCGCGGCGGCCCATGCCGAGGATTCGGCGCTCGGGCTCCTGGTCGAGACGGCCGCGGTCACCGGCGCGCGGGTGTCGCAGCTCGCTCGACTTGAGGTCGCTGATCTGCAAGCCGACCGTCCCGACCCGCGTTTGATGATGCCGTCGAGCCGGAAGGGGAAAGGCATCAAGCGGATCGAGCGGAAGCCGGTCCCGATCACGTCGAGCCTCGCCGCGCAGCTACGACAGGCTGCCAGGAATCGTGCCCGCACCGAGCAGCTGCTGCTGCGCACAGACGGCGCACCATGGCAGTCGCGGATTATCGGCTGCCGTTTATCCGTGCCGTCACCCGTCTCGGGCTCGATCCGGCAATGGTGACCCTCTACAGCCTGCGCCATAGCAGCATTGTTCGCGCGCTCCTGGCCGGTGTGCCGATCCGCGTCGTAGCAGCCCAGCACGATACCAGCGTGCCGATGCTGGAGCGCACCTACTCGCAGCACATCCTCGATCATTCTGACACTGTCGCTCGACGCGCACTGCTCGATACCGTGCAGCCGGCCGCGAGCAACGTCGCCTCGCTGCCGGGGAGGTCATCGTGAGCAAGCTCAAAAAAATTGCCGCTGACTTTTCCCCGCGCGACTGGGTGCTGCTCAAGGCCGCGCTTGTCCGGATTATCTCTATCACTGGATCGCGCGACCGTGGCCTCTTCTTTCTCAATCGGGACCTGCGCAGTGGACGGCTGGGAGCAGTAAAGGTGCAGATTTCGGACGGCAAGGAGATGGTGACACCGCTCAACCCGTCGGATTGGGAGCAACGGACCGTGGAGGCTCCAAAACTAAACCCCGAGGAGGGCGTTAGAGTGGAGCCCTACGAGGACGGGTACTTCTGCGTGCGGGCTGTCGATCTTGATAAGCACTATCCGCCCGCTGGGACGCCGGTGGTTCCCCAATCGGACGAGACCCGGCCGCCGGAACGGCGCCGAGGGCCGGTGACGACGCATGATTGGCACAGCATCAATGGTGAAATTGCTCGCCGCTGCATCAATCCCGACACCGGCCGTCTAGAGGTACCCAAGAAAGATAGCGCACTCGTCGCCGAAATGCGCACGTGGTGCCAGAAGCAAGGCTGGGCAGTACCAGCCATCAGCGAAATGAGTGAGGCGGTACGACGCGTCTGCGCGGCGCTTCGAACAGCACAAAAATAGTTTCTCCGGAAATCTCCGGAAAATTCCGACCTGATAAACCACTCCAGCCAGGCCCACCTCCCTCTGTGAAACACCAGAGGAGTGACCGCCGTGCCTCGTCCACCTGATCCTGTCGTTGTTGCCTCTGCGGCGGGAAAGTTCACGCCCGGCCCCCGCAGGTCCAACGTCACCAAGCGTACTCACGAACGACCGATGCCGCGCGGGCCGCCGACGCCGCGAGCGGCGTTCACGGTGCCGGAGTTCTGCGAGGCGCACCGAATCTCGCAGGCCAAATACTACGAGATGAAAAAAGAGGGATGGGGACCGGTCGAAATGGAGGTCGGTCGTCGGCGCCTGATCTCTTACGAGGCCGCGAGCGTGTGGCGCCGCGAGCGCGAGGTCGAGACCTCTTCGACTGCTGCTGAATAGAAAACCTGGTCGCGTCCGCCAGTGTTAAGGGGCGCAGAAATGCGACGGCCGGCAGCACCTATGGGCACCACCGGCCGAAAACTGAAGAGCCAGGTCTGTCCACGACCCGAGCAACCAGAAGGTTCCTACGTGCAAGATGCTAATCTTTCGGCTGAAAATCAAGCCGCCAAGGGTCCTTCGACCCCTCATTGCCCCCTAACCGAGGAAGAGTGGGCCGAGGCTATTCGATCCGATCTCACAGCCGGAGCGGCCCATTACATTAGTGCGGGGCACAAGCTGATCCAAGCCAAGAAGGATCTGAAGAAGCACGGCGGCTCGTTCATCAATCTGGTCGAGGTCAGACTCGGATGGAACCTCGACACGGCTGAGAGGTGGATGGCGATTGCCGGAAATCCCGTACTGGCCGATTCCGCAACGTTGCGGAATCTTCCCACGTCCTGGACCACGCTCTACGCGCTTTCGCGGCTGCCTCCGAAGATGCTCGAACTGTGCATCAAGGACGGCACTATACATCCCCAGCTTACGTGCAAGGCCGCCGCAGCCCTCGCTAGGAGAGCTCGCGGGTCAAACTCGGACGGCGCATTCTCCACGGAGGCGGGGCTCTCGACGGAGACTGCGGCGACCGCGGCTGCCGAACAGAAGGCCCAGGACGTTCCTACGATTTGCGGATCCGATATTCCGGCCACTCACGACGAGGCTATTCAGGCCGCCGCACAAAAGGAAGAAATCGGCCCGAATAGTCGCGGCGAGATCGAGCGCAAGCTAGCGCGGCTCGAAGAACTCGAGCGAGAGAAGGCTCAGTGGGAAATCCAGCGTCACGGGTATGAACGCGAAATCGAAGAATTGAAAGCGAAGCTTGTTGCCGAGACGGATATTCGTTTCCAGCGAAGACTATTCCAAGGCGCATTACGCGCGTTGCAGAAGAGTGAAACGCCTCACACGCCCGAGACGGAGAAACGTTCTCTCGCGAATAGCGCGATGACCGATTTGATTGAACTCGTCCGATCGGCGGTGCGCGATGGACTCCGGGTTGAGCGGTTGGATCTGATTTACCGGCCAGAGGCCCACTGATGCGCGACGACAACGTATCTCAAAACCCAGGTCGGACTGCCATGAAGATCATCACGGTAGATCAGCGCCTTGCAGAAAAATGCGGCGCAAAAATTCTGATCGTCGGCCCCTCCGGTGTCGGCAAAACCAGTTTGTTGCGCACCCTGAGCGCTGAAATGCTCGCATCGACGTTGTTCGTCGATATCGAGGCCGGGGATATCGCCGTGGCCGATCTTCCCGTCGCGAGTGTACGTCCGCGGCGATGGGAGGAATGTCGCGATCTCGCGTGCGCTCTGGGCGGCTTTAATCCGGCTTCACCGGCGACCGCTTGTTACAGTGAGGCGCATTTCAATCAGGTCATGCAGAACAGCGAGCTCGCACAGCTTGCGTCATACAGCACCCTGTTCGTCGACAGCCTGACCGCTGCCGCCCGGCTTTGCTTTGGGTGGGCGGAACAACAGCCGGAAGCGACCACTGATCGCGGGCGCAAGGATCTACGCGCGATCTACGGGTTGCACGGACGCAGCATGGTGAGCTGGTTGAATCAACTTCAACACGCTCGCGGACGCAATATTTGCTTCGTGGCCGTGCTGGAGAAGAACATCGACGATCTCAATATCGCGACGTGGCAGCCGCAGATCGAAGGTGGAAAGACCGGGCGCGAACTGTCGGCCATTGTCGACGAAATCGTCACCATGACCTGGATTGATTTCGGCGATCGTAAACCCGTGCGCGCATTCGTGTGCACAAATCCCAATGTGTGGGGCTATCCGGCCAAGGATCGCTCCGGGCGGCTCGATCAGTTTGAACCGCCGAACCTTGGCGCGCTGATCGAAAAGCTGATCCATCCCGGCCAGCGTAAACCGCTCACCGTCCTTTCATCCGAGCAAACTGCTCAAACCTAGGAGACACAGTATGCCGTACGACTACACCGATGCTCCGCCGCCGCGCGATATCGAGCTCATCCCGCATGGCACGATCGCGACAGTCGTCCTTCATATCCGCGCCGGCAATGTCGGTGAGGACGCATTGCTCAAACGCAGCGCCAAGGGGGATTGCGAGATGCTCGACTGCGAACTCGTCGTCCTCGATGGACCGTACACCAAGCGCAAATTTTGGACGAATTTCATCCTAGAGGGCACCACAGATGGTCACGCGAAAGCCGCCGAAATTAGTCGCGGCACGCTGAAGTCCATCCTCGATTCCGCGCTCGGGCTTAAACCTGATGACGCGGGCCCCCAGGCACGCGCCGCCCGCACGGTTAGCCTCAGGCAATTCGATAACATGACCTTCATTGCCAAGATCGGCATTGAGAAGGGCAGGCCGAAGAATGACGGCACCGGCGAGAACTGGCCCGACAAGAATATTCTCGCGGCGGTGATTACGCCCGATAAGAAGGAGTGGCACCCGGTCGAGCAGCCCCCACCGTTCAACGGCGGAAACGCCCGAGCCACGGCATCTGCTGCACCGGCAGGGTCCGCGCTGCCCATCGGGCGGCCGGGGTGGGCGTCATGAGGAAGCCGCGCACCATCGGGCAGGTTTCACTGTCCGCATTGGAGGATCAATGGCAGCGCGATGCCACCGCCGCTGCCATCGCGGCCGCACGTGGGGTTGTCCAAATGGACGGCCCCATCCCACCGGGCACGCCGGTCGGTCGACTGAGCGATACCGAGTGGGGATGGATCGTCTCCGCAGCCCTGTTCGCCTGGATCGGCCTGCGCGCCCAGCAGGCGACCGCGGAAAGCTTGGACAGCGAGCGCGCCATTCGAATGATCGCGCTCGATCCACAGCCGTGGGACGCAGGAGCGGTCGCGGTGATCTTACCGGATCTCGCAAGCGCCTGCTCCGATATCGATTGGTCGAAACCGCTCACTGAATGGTCACGCGAGACCGTAGTCGAATTTCTGCTGAAAGCCATGCCGCTGATCCGCAAGGCCATGATCGCGCGCGACGTAAGCGAGAGCGGCATCACGCGAAAATCGGGTGCCGCTACCATCGCGCGCCAGGCCAACGCGGCCGCCGGTGGGCCGCTCATGACACCCAACGAACTTCACGACGAGATTAGCCTTTAAGCGGAACCTTAGGTGCTCAATCTCAACCGCGCAAACCTCTCGATCGAGCCGATCAACGGCGCCATCAACGATGCCATCGAGCGTGCCGCGGCAACGGTAAAGGAGCTGCCACGCCCCTATCTTGGCGCATCGATCGTCGGGCAGGAATGCCTGCGTCGCATCCAATTTGATTGGTGGTGCAAACCCGAGCTCGCGGCCAGGACGCGCGAGATCTTTGATCGCGGGCATTACTTCGAAGATCGCTCACGCCGGCACCTCATGGCGGCCGGTTTCAAGTTCGCGCCGCTTGAAGCGCTGGCCTTCACGGCCGCGGGTGGCGCGCTACGCGGCCACGCCGACGGAATTATTACCGCGGGTCCGGAGCTGCCGGGTGCGTACCTGATCTATCCCCTGATCTGGGAACACAAATGTCTCAACGCCAGAGGCTGGCGCGAGGTGGAGCGCGACGGACTCGAAAAGAAACATTCACACTATCTCGCACAAGTCTCTCTCTATCAAGCGTATCTGAACATCAGCAATCCCGCGCTATTCACGGTAACAAATGCTGACACCTGTGAATGGCTGCATTTCTGCGTGCCGTTCAACTCTGAACGCGCGCAATATTGGAGCGATCGCGCTGTCAATATCATCGAAGCAACGCGCGCTGGCGAATTGCTGCCGCGCGCCTATGACGATCCTTCGGACTGGCGTTGCAGGATGTGCCCCCACAGCGAACGGTGCTGGAGATGAGCCACGCACTGCCGTCCGAAATCGCTGCTTGTCGAGATGGCCGCGGTTCGCGGGTGGGCGATCTCATCCGTCGGCTATCCTCGGCCAGCGATGGCGAAATCATCGCCACCGTATATGCCCTGCGGCGCGTCCTCGAATCCCACGGCGCCGATGTGCACGCGCTCGCCGCGCACGTCGAAACAGCAAACGGCGGCTTGACGGAGGAGTACAAGCAAAAAATTCGCGCGGAGATCGAGAATGCCCGTGCTGTCGGTTACGCCGAGGGTGTGAAGGCAGCCGAGGCCAGGCAGCACGGCACCGGCGCGTTTCGCAATACCGACGGCAAGCTCGAGTGGACCGAGGTCGCGCTATTCGTGCAGCGTGAGAAGCACCGGCTCGATAGTAAGCACCACGAGTTCATCGACGACATGGCATCGCGCACCGCCTACCTGCGCGAACCCACCCTCAAGCAGCACAAGTACCTGCACAGTCTGTTCTACAAACTCGGGGGGAAAATCACATGAGCCCACGGCCGCAGACTGATACGACGCCTAGCGAGCTGGAGGCCGCACTCGATTACGCCCGCCACGGCATTCCCGTCTTTCCTGCCAACGCGCTCAATAAGAAGCCGCTCACCCCAAACGGCTTCAAGGATGCGACCGCCGACGAGGCGCGAATCCGCGATTGGTGGGGGCGGTGGCCGAATGCGATGGTTGCTGCGCCAACCGGATCTGCCAGCGGCATGTGGGTGACTGACCTTGATCTCGATCCCGTTAAAAAAGTCGATGGCATGGCGACGCTCGCCCAGCTCATCGCGCAACACGGCGAGATACCGAAGACGCTGATGACAATTACTCCGCGCGGCGGACGGCACCTGATTTTCGTCTGGGATAGCAAGGTCGAGATTCGCAACAGCGCCGGCAAGATTGGTCCGGGCATCGATGTCCGCGGCGAGGGCGGGTATGTGTGCCTGCCGCCGAGCCGAAACGCTAACGGCGGGCTTTATCGCTGGGACCCCGATGGCGCTGATCAGGCTGTTCCGGCACCTGGCTGGTTGATCGAGCTTGCTAAGCCAAAGACACGTGCCAGCGCCTGGGCCCGTGCGGCGCTCGATCGCGAGTGCAAGGCGGTTGCCGCCGCACAGCCGGGCACACGCAACGACACGCTCAACACAGCTGCGTTTAACCTATTTCAGATCGTCGCTGGCGGCGGCCTCGATGAGAAGGAAGTCCACGATCGGCTATTCGAAGCTGCAGAGACTTGCAGGCTCGTCGCCGACGATGGTGCGGCATCGGTGGAAGCCACCATCAACAGCGCCGCGCAGGCTGCTCGAAGCCGGCCGCGCACACGACCACAGCCGACGCCCCAGGCAGGTTCCCGTCCTATTATTCAGATCATCGCTGGCCAGTTGCCGCGCATCCTCAGCGAGACCGAGGACGCGCTGCTCTCATCCGGCCTGCCGATCTTTTCGCGTGCCGGCTCGCTCGTAGAACCCGTTGGCGAAACCATGCTCGCGGCCGGCGGACGCAAAACTGTCGTTGCACGGCTGCGCCCGTTCTGCCCCGATTCGCTGCTCGGCCCGATTGCCGAAGCCGCTGCGTTCCAACGCTATGACCGCAAGCGCAAGGCTTGGACCGAGACCGATCCACCATTGCAGCTCGTGCGCATGATCCTGGTGGCTGAACGGCGGTGGCCGTTTCCACGGGTCAACGGCATCATCACCACCCCGACGCTACGTTCCGATGGTTCGCTTCTCGCCAATCTCGGCTACGATCACGAATCTCAGCTTTATTTATTGCCAGGCTTTCAGCTGCCCTCGATACCAGAAAGCCCCAGCAAACAGGAAGCGCGTGCTGCGCTCAAAATCTTGACCGACCTGTTGGCCGAATTTTCTTTCAAGGCGTCGACCGGAGAGGCAGAAAAGGAGCTCAACCGGTCGATTGCGCTTTCTGGGATGCTAACAGCGCAGGTGCGTGGATCCTTACCCACGGCGCCAGTGCATCTTGTCCGCGCTGATACGCCCGGAACGGGAAAATCCTATCTCATTGATCTCATTGCCATGGTCACCACCGGCCGGCTCTGCCCGGTCATCACCGCCTCAAAAAGCTTGGAGGAAACTGAGAAGCGCCTTGGTTCGGTCCTGTTGAGCGGGGTGTCGATCATTTCGCTCGACAACTGCACCCACGACCTTGAGGGCGAACTGCTATGCCAGCTCAGCGAGCGGCCGATGATCAAAATCAGGATCCTCGGACGCAGTGAGATGCCGGACTGCGAATGCCATACCGCGGTGTTTGCTACCGGCAACAACATCACCTTCAAGGGCGACATGGTCCGCCGCGGCGTTGTCTGCAGTCTCGAGGCGCTCGACGAACACCCGGAGCTACGGAGCTTCAAACAGGACGCGTTGAAGTACGTTGCGGCCAATCGGGCGATCTATGTCGCGGCCGCATTGACGATCATCCGCGCCTACCTGACCGCCGGCGCACCGCCCGTTTGCGGGCCATTCGGTAGCTATCCCGAGTGGTCGACCATGGTGCGCAGTCCGCTGGTCTGGCTGGGAGAGCCCGATCCGGTCGCGAGCCTGCATAAGACCCGCGAGGAGGACCCGGAGCTTTCTGATATCCGCGAGCTATTCGAACTGTGGCTCGACCACGATCTTGGCCTCGACACGCCCTACACGACCAGCCGCATCATTGAACTCGCCTGCGCGCGGCCTCCCGGTTTCAACGTCCCCGTGTTCAAGCAATTCCTCGTTCGAGTCGCAGGAGACAGGAACGGTGAGGTATCAGCCAAGGGGCTGGGCGAGTGGCTGCGCCGGATCAGTGGACGGGTGGTGAGTGGAAGCACCGGAGGCCTGTCGTGCAAGTATCGACTGATCAGAGGGCAAGCAGGCTCTGGCCGTGCCTGTTTCCATCTTTCAGAGGTCAAATAACCAGGATGTGGGACCGTGGGAGCTCGCGGACCTCGAGCAGGAGTCCCATACAGAATCCTCTTGCCAATTCGCGCGTACTCAATACGGAGGTCCACTAGGTCCCACGGTCCCACACCTTATTGAGAGCCAATTGTGAAAGAAGTCCTCCCTCACGGGGGCGAAAGCGAAAGGGCAAGCCAATGACCGATGAGCAAGGCAAATCCTCGGTAACCGCGTGCGGCGAAGGCTCGTTGACCGGCACGCCGTCATCTGACCCTGACGCTTTTCTCGCCGAGATAAGACAGCTCGCTGCACCCCGCAGCCGGAACGCACACGGTCGGCTCATTTTCGCCCTCGATGCCACTGCCAGCCGGCAAAAGACATGGGATGTGGCTTGCGAGCTCCAGGCCGACATGTTCCGGGAGGTTGCCGCTGTTGGTGGCCTCGATATGCAGCTGGTCTTCTATCGCGGCCCGGGTGAGTGCCGGGCTACGCGCTGGATCTCCCATCCCGAGCAGTTGGCCAAGACCATGTCGCAGATCATGTGCAACGCTGGCCACACTCAAATCGAGAAAATCTTGATCCATGCCAAGAAGGAAGCCAAGCTGTTGCGGGTGAACGCGCTCGTCTTCGTCGGCGATGCCATGGAAGAGAATCCCGATGCCCTCGTCCACGAAGCCGGCGAGCTTGGGCGGCTGGGAGTACCGGCCTTCATGTTCCAGGAAGGTCGCGATCGCGAGGTCGAACAGACGTTCCGGGATATCGCTCGCCAGACCCACGGCGCCTATTGCCGCTTCGATTCCGGGGCCGCGCGCCAGCTAGCCGAACTCCTACGCGCAGTGGCGGTCTACGCCGTCGGCGGACTGAGCGAACTCGCTCATCGGCGCGATGCCGGTGCAATCAAACTGCTTGGTCAATTGAAGTAACATGGTCATGGCCAAACGGACCCGCAAACATCGAGGCTAGCGCTGGACGAGCGTTTCCTCGTCAGTTCGGAATCCTACGCCCCGTAAGCTTCATGCGCCCGTTGATGGCCAGACGGACCTCGGCGACGGGCTAGACCGGCCCCATAGCTGTAGCCCTGACCACCTACTACAGGCCGTCGCCAGGAGAGGCAGGGACGACGGTGCCATCCCATCGATATTCCAGTCACGTCTATGATGGGGTACGCCCGCTCGGTCCTGATGCGCGTTCGTTCTTGCACAGTTGCACAGTCGACAATTTTTGGTTAGTAGAATCAATAACTTATTGGGTCGACAATTTATTGGGTTTGCACTTCTTTGCTCGGATCCCGAATGACGCGCCATTTTTTCGTATCGCGTCGCTTTGTCCTGATAGGAACGACCCAACCGTATTTAGCCAGAGTTTTTGTCAGGCTTGCTCTGTTCATTGGATCTCGAGCGCAGTTGGGGCCATAGGCGCTGATATCGCGCAGGGTGATGACGGGTTTGGGCCAGTGATTTACGAGCCACTCCAGTAGCTTCTCGCTCGGAGAGGATTTGCGATGGACTGGCGGGATTATCGGCTGTGGTCCCAGCCGTACTACGTCGGGTTCTTTGGGCCGCTCTTTTTCCGGCTCTTCGATGAGCCTCGCAAAAACGCTCGGTCCGTCATTCATCCTCGACCCCCTTTACGATCGTCAGCTTCGGCCGTTCGGGTGTCGGCAGTTTCGGCTGTTCGGGTGTGCCGGAATCATCGGCACTGATTTTTGTTGGCTTGTCAAAATCGAACTGGTGGACCTCGCCCCCACCGGCGGTGAGGTCGATTCGGATGATAAATCTTTCGGAGTCCGTCGGACGTTCGGCGTCGCCGGAGCCGATGGCCGTCGCCCTTAACTCCCTGCTGGCTTCAATTCGGTGCCTTGGTGATGCCCCTTCGTCGTCCAGGATCTTGCCCATCACCTTCGGAGCTCGGACGAAAATTTGCGCAGCTGATTCGCGCGCAGCAAGCCCGGTGCGTACCCTCCGGTTTCTTTCGGCTTGGACGGCACGCGCGAACGGTTTGTTGGCTGTGAGGGTCCGTAAATCTTCAGCTGTTAGTTCGTACGTCTCCATGAGCTGCGCATCGTCGATCAGCCCTTCCGC